CCCCAATGTTCAGGACCGGTGTTGCGCCGCACGATTGCAGGGCGCCTTTCCAGATCCAGCAGCCGTCCTTGGCCACGGCCATGCCTTCGATTCGTTCAAGCAAGGTCGGCATCTTCCAGTTCCTTCAAGAGTTCGGCCAGGGCGATTGCGAATGCTTCGATTTCTGATTCGGTGGGGGTGGGCATGGCTCAGACCTTCCGCGTGTGGCGAACGGTGCAGGCAATGCCTTCACGTTGGCAGTAGGAAACGATGTCGGCGCGCTCTGCCAGCCAGTCTTTTGCGTCAGCCAGGGCGCGCAGTGCATCACCGCCCACCTGGTCCAGCCATTCGTATGCCGCGCGCCCGTTGTCGCGGATGAGGCGACGAGCACGGCGGTATTGCTGCTTGCTCATGTTGATCGTAACAGTTGACATTTTCTCAATCCTTCGGTCATGGTTTTGGGTACGTTTGAGGGTGCAATTAAATACTCCCCGTCAACGTGACGTTGATTCTACGTTAAATACTCGGCCTTGTGTGAGAAATTCTCAATGTTCCCAGTTCCAGTTTGTTCCGGATTTTTTTCAGAACAGAAATGGCCTGTGGATAAGTCTGTAAGTAGTTGATATATATAGAATATTTTTTTTCTTTTCTTCTCTTTCCTACCCCTGTTCCAGCGTTCCAGCCTACCCCCCCTTTTTCTGAAATCCAATTTTTTTAGATGGATATAAGGGGGTATGCCGGAATTCTGGAACAGCAGGCAAGAAGTGAGCATTCATGCGGGTTTGCGGGGTGTTTTCTGTTCTGGGAACAGCACCCGGAATCGGGAACTGCCGGAATTCCATAGGCTATCTGTGGATAACTTTGCCAGCAGATGTGAATAAGATTTTTTGTGAGTTTTACTCAACTGCCCATAGAATTCCGGACCATGAGAAAAACTCAACCTTTTGGGCGTGTTCAGGGCGAAGAAATTGAGCAGGCCAGACTCATCAAGTGGAGCCATAAAAAGGCCGTCAGGGACTTGATGCCTGAGCTTCGGTGGCTGCATCACAGCCCTAACGGTGGCCAGCGCAGCTCAATGGCTGGAGCGCAAATGAAGGCGTTGGGCACCAAGAAAGGGTGGCCGGATTTGATCCTCCCGGTTGCGCACAAGGAAGGCAAGTACCCAGGCTTGGTGATCGAGATGAAGTCGGCCACTGGGCGTGCCAGCGTTGAGCAAATCGAGTGGCATGGGCATTTTCGGCGCCAAGGTTGGGCTGTGTGGATCGCCAGATCGGCCCAGGAGGCGCGCGAACAGCTTTGCCTATACCTTGGTATGCCTCTGGATCAAGCCCCACCGCTGGAGGACTGATGGCCAGCGCCCGTGCAATCAAGCGAATGCAGAAGTCGGCCACCACAACGATTCGGATGCGGGTCTTGGCTGCTTTGCCTGCTGTGAACGAGGAACCGGGCAAAGGGCAGGACATCGCGCAGCAGACTGGCCTCACGTACAAGCAGACGCTTGACGCCCTCAATTCGCTGCATGGCATGAACAAGGTTGGCCGCGTTGGCCGCAAGTACACGTCACGATGGTTTCGTCTGCCGCCACCCATCCCCCCAGAAGATCAACCCGCGCGCGTCTTGGAGACCGCTTTCAGGAGCTTTTTCGCATGAACCATGAGCCTATCCCTTCCGAGGTGCTTGAGCACCCGCTGTTCCCCGTTTTCGTGGACGCTATCAAGCAGGCGATGTTTGGCAAGGGCGAGCGCCATGGCGGTGCCGTGACGCCTTTCCTGAGTCAGCCTTGGGCGCATTACACCAAGATGCACGGGCGTGGCTTTGCAACTGGTCAGGCCGCAAAAAAACTGGAAGAAGCCGCCAGCACGCGCACTGGTGACGCTTTTGAGGCTGAGGTACTCGGTGCCTTGGTGTACGCAGGCATGGCGATTTTGGTGGAGCGTGGCAATGTTTGAGCGTCGAATTCAGCGCGAGACTTTACGCTCAGCCGCTATGAGAATCATTCCTGACAAATTGCGCATGTTGGTTTGGCTGTTGTGTGGCTTGGCGTTGTACTGGTGCGCTGCATTGGTTGGCCAAGAGTCGCCCGCGGTGCAAACTGTGTTCTACAAGCTGGGTCACGTGACCACGTTGGCCTGGTTTGGCTACTGGATCAGCCGCAATGCCATTGGCCGCGTGGCCGATGACTCGTCACCGAACGAGAAACTGGCGCGCGCAGTGCTGATTGCTGGCGTGATTCTGGCCGGGTCGATGGGTTTGTGACCATGAAGGCACTGTTCTGCTTCATTCTGGCTTTGTTGGTGCAGCATGTGCCTGCTGCAAGCCCGTCTGAGCAGTACCGTGCCCATGTTGTGCGTGAATCGCAGTTCAGATTTGGCATTCCCGCCCCTGCGCCGGTCATTGCAGCGCAGATCCACCAGGAATCGGCGTGGAATCCGATGGCCAAGAGTCCTGTTGGTGCGCAAGGTCTGATGCAGTTCATGCCTGCGACATCCACTTGGGCCAGCACAGCCGCTGGTTTTGGCTCTGTGGACCCGTTCAACCCGTTGTGGTCGATTCGCGCGGGTGTTTGGTACGACCGTTGGCTTTATGACCGCGTGAAAAACGCCGCCTCAGAGTGTGACCGATGGCATTTTGTGCTGTCTGCGTATAACGGTGGACTCGGTTATGTCTACAAGCGGCAGAAGTTGAGCGCAGAGCCTGGTGTTTACGCGGTCACCGGCTATATCAACCCAGGCATTACCGCCCCAAATCAGCACGAGAACCAGTCCTATGGTCCTCGCATCCTCTCCAGGCATCAGCCGATCTACCGAAATTGGGGCAAAACCGTATGTTTGCCTTGATTGACCCCCGCATTTGGGCCGCTTTTGCCGTGTCCATGGCTTGCGCCTTTGGCGTTGGCTATGGTTACAAGGCGCATCGCGTGTCTTTGGAGCAGGCCGCAACGACCGCAACGGTCGAAACAGCGCAGTCTGTGGTGACCAAGACGGTCAAAGTGACGGACAAAGCAGCCGTTGACCGCCTGAATGCCCAGCTTGCGGACATGCGTGACCGTGCTGACGCCCTTGAAACCATCATCAACGAGGCACGCCATGCGTCTCCTATTCCTGCTGCTGACTGCCGCCTGCCTGACAGCGTGCGCACCGCGATTAACGCTGATCTCGCCCCCAGTTCCAAGTGAGTTGATGGCCAGGTGCCAGACACACGCTGCTGAGCCGCTGACGACCGGCGATCAGTTCGACACCGCCAGGGCTTTGGCGCAGGCAAATGGGGCATTCAAAGAGTGCAAGGCGAGACACGATGCTCTGATTGACGCTGTTGTGGTGCGTGATGAGCTGGCCAAGTCAGTCAAACAACAGCTTGATGGGAGCAAGTGAGATGGGTAACGATTTCAGGAATTCACGCCGCGACGAGTCGAACGAGCAGGTGTACGAAGGGCCAGAGCGCCGCGCGCAGCTTGCACCGGACATCCGGGCCTACATCAATGAGCGCATCGAGGTGGCCGTAGCCAATGCCGTTGACGCTGCATTGACCAGGCACATAGCTGAACTCAAAGGGTTGGTGTTGTCAGGTTACCCAGGCGATGACCCTGACGGACACCGCAGGTATCACGAAACGCAGATCAAGATGATGGAGGACCGGGCCAAGATGTACCGGGAGATTCGTGACAAGACGATTACCGGGCTGGTGTGGCTTGGCATTCTGGCCATTGGCACAGCCCTGCTGGATTACGCCAAACGGCATTTGACGGGGAACTGATGGCCACAAAACAAGGCGGTAAGAAGGTAGGCACGCGCAACCTCAAGACGGTGACGTTTGAGGATGGCCTCACGGTCACGCAGGAGGCGTATTGCCGTGCCCGGGCTGCTGGCATGAGCTTTGACGAGGCACTGGTGGTCATTGGGTCACCTGTGTCGGTGAACACGGCACGCAAGTGGGAGTCTCAGTTCCCAGCCGTTCAAAAGCGCATTGCCGACTTGTCGAACATGGCGACCAAGAGCGCCATCATCAAAACGGGGCTGGACCGGGAATGGGTCATCAGCCGCCTCATGAATGTGGTTGAGCGTTGTATGCAGGCTGAGCCTGTGATGAACAAGGAAGGCGAGAACACGGGCACCTACAAGTTTGACGCTGCTGGCGCCAACACCGCGTTGAGGATGTTGGGCGACACGATGGGGATGTTCAAACCTGCTGAAAAGAAGCCCGAGGACGAATATGCAAATCTCTCAGACGAGGACATTGCCAGAATCGTTGGCGAGCTTGCCTCCCAAACTGGCCTTATTGAAATTGGCGCAGGAACTCAAGCGCCGCCAAGATCGCAACAAGTTATCGAGGTACAAGCCATACGATAGACAAAAAGAATTTCATGCAAGAGGTGCCACGTTCCGCGAGCGCCTGTTCCGCGCCGGTAACCAGTTGGGCAAAACCTGGTCGTCAGCCTATGAGATTGCCTATCACCTGACTGGCCTTTACCCTGACTGGTGGGAAGGCAAGCGATGGAACCGTGGTGTAACGGGCTGGGCGCTGGGTCAGTCCATGCAGTCCACCCGGGACACGATCCAGCGTCTGGTGCTTGGCCGACCTGGTGAATGGGGCACGGGAACCATCCCCGAGGATCTCATCATTGGGCGCCCTAAGTTGGCCGCTGGCATTGCTGATTCTGTCGATTGCGTGTTTGTGCGCCATGTGTCGGGCGGTGTGTCGCGTCTGTACTTCAAGTCATGTGAGCAGGGCCGGGAGAAGCTGCAGGGCGAGACGCTGGACTTTGCCGCACTGGACGAGGAACCCCCCGAGGACATCTACATTGAGGTGTTGACCCGAACCAACGCCACACGCGGGATTGTGTGGATCACGTTCACCCCGCTGCTGGGCATGTCCAAGGTGGTGTCACGTTTCCTGATGGAGACGAACCCAGACCGGTCAGACACGAACATGACCATTGATGACGTGGGCCACTACACCGAGGAAGATAAGGCGCGCATCATTTCAAGCTACCCAGCGCATGAACGCGAGGCGCGTGCCAAGGGTATCCCGATCATGGGCAGTGGCTTGATCTTCCCGGTGACGGAAGAATCCATTGTGGTCGACCCGTTCCAGATCCCCGACAGTTGGCCGGTGATCTGTGCGCTGGACTTCGGCTGGGACCACCCCACGGCCTGTGTGTGGCTGGCATGGGACCGGGACAACGACATCATTTACCTGTACGACAGCCTGCGCATGCGTGAGTCGGTGCCGCGTGACATTGCCGTGCTGATCGTGAACCGAGGTGCCTGGATACCCTGCGCGTGGCCACATGACGGTCTGCAGCACGACAAGGGTTCTGGCATCCAGTTGGCCGAGCAGTATCGTCAGCATGGCGTCAACATGCTGCATGAAATGGCGCAGTTTCCCGAGACGGGCGACGAGAACGGGTACAAGGTCAGCCGCACCAGTGTGGAGGCGGGTTTGATGGAGATGCTCAACCGCATGCAGACAGGCCGGTGGAAGGTGTTTTCTAACCAGAAGGACTGGCTGCAGGAGCGCCAGCTTTACCACCGCAAGGACGGCAAGATCGTGAAGGAGCGGGACGATTCGATCTCGGCCAGCCGCTACGCCATGATGATGATTCGCTACGCCAGCGTGCCACCAGACCCACAGAGGATGGCTTTGGACCAGCGCCGCGCCTACGATTGGCGTGCAGGTTGAGATTTTGGCAATCAAAACCGTCGAATTGCGGTTTGCACAACAAAATCGGCACGGCGAAAAGCATCAACCGGACTTCTACATGGGCATCGGCGACATCCAATTGACCAATTCAGCGATCCCGCAGGACGAGAGTTTCGCGGCCAACGCTGGCGGGCCAACGAGGGCAACGAGCTATCAGTCCGACCAAAAGCCCAAGGGCAGTGGTGTTGTCATTGGCGAAGCAGCGACCGACAAACGCTTGCCCGATGACCTGGACGATTCGGCATTGCCCCGCGGGCAGGTTGAAATGTTCCTGCGCGAGATCAAGCACCAACCGCATTGGCGCCGGGAGGCCGACCGCGCTGCTGACTACTACGATGGCAACCAGCTTTCACCCGAGACGGTGGAAAAGCTCAAAGAACGCGGCCAGCCCCCACTCATCACAAACATCATCAAGCCCACCATCGACACGGTGTTGGGCCTGGAGGCCAAGTCGCGCAGTGATTGGCGCGTGAGGCCAGAGGATGATGACGAGTGTGATGACGACTTGGCCGAGGGCTTGTCGGTCAAGTTGAAGCACGCCGAGATTGAGTCGCGTGCTGACCGTGCCGTGTCTGACGCCTACGCAGCTCAGATCAAAGCGGGATTGGGATGGGTGGAGGTGGCCAATGAGCATGACCCATTCAAGTGCCCATACCGCGTGAAGTACGTGCATCGCCGGGAGATCTTCTGGGATTGGCGTGCAGAGCAGCCCGACCTGAGCGATTCACGTTACCTGGTGCGCAGACGGTGGCTGGAGTTGGAGCACGCCATTGCGCTGATGCCCCAATACGCCACGCTGTTTCGCATGACGACCGGTGGTTGGGCAGGGTTTGACCCGCTGCTGGAGCAGGACAGCCGCTTGGTGCAGTCGTGGGAGGTGGAGCGTGACACGCGCATTGCCGCAGTGGACTGGCGTGACATCCAGCGCATGCGCATTTGCCTGTACGAGATTTGGTATCGCAAATGGGTGCGCGGGTACGTGTTGACGTTGCCCAATGGCACGACCATTGAGGCTGACTTCAACAACCCACGCCACAATGAAGCCATCGTGTCGGGCATCGCCAAAGTGCGGCAAGCCACGTTTCAAAAAGTGCGTTTGGCCTGGTACACCGGCCCACACTTTTTGTACGACATCCCCAGTCCGTACAAGCACAAGAATTTCCCCTATGTGCCGTTCTTTGGGCACCGCGAGGACTTGACCAACGTGCCCTATGGCCTGATTCGGTCCATGGTCAGCCCGCAAGACGAGGTGAACGCGCGTAAATCCAAGATGCTGTGGTCACTCAACAGCCGCCGCGTGGTGACTGACAGTGATGCAGTGATCGACCATGGCCGTGCAGCCGCAGAGGTGGCGCGACCAGACGCCTACGTGATCCTGAACGCGAACCGCAAGCCCAACAGCACGTTCAAGGTGGAGCCGGGTGGCGAGTTGGCTACCCAGCAGTTCCAGGTGTTGCAGGAGTCGAAGCAAGAGATTGCCGAGGCATCTGGCATCCACAAGAGCATGCAGGGCCAGCAGACCGGCGCCACATCGGGTGTGGCCATCAATGGTCTGATCGAGCAGGGCATGAACACCCTGGCCGAGATCAATGACAACTTCCGCTATTCCCGCCGCTTGGTGGGTGAAATGCTGTTTGAGTTGGTGCGTCAGAAGTTGATGGAAGGCCCATCCAAGACGACGATAGGCGAGGGCCAGCAGAAGAAGGTAATTGTGTTCAATCAGCCTGCGATTGACGAGCAGACCGGCCAGCCGTTCATGATGAATGACGTGTCCAAGGTGAAGGCCAAGATTGTCTTGGATGACGTGCCATCCACGCCAACCTACCGCCAGCAGACCTTGCAGATGCTGACAGAGATCACCAAGTCGCTGCCGCCTCAGTTGCAAGGCTTCATCATCGACTTTGTGATCGAGGCCACGGACTTGCCCAAGCGCCATCAGTTGGCCGACCGTCTGCGTGCTGCCGTGGGCATCCAAGACCCCGAGCAGCAAAAGGCCGCTGCCCAGCAGCAGCAGCAGATGCAGCAAGAGGAAATGCAGTTGTCACGCCAAGAGCGCATGGCCAAGATTCAAGAGACAACGGCCAAGGCTCAGAAGTTGATGGCAGACGCCCAGGCAGTGTCACAGGAACTGCAAAACGGTGGCCAAGCCGCTGACATGCAATCGTCGTTTGACCAGCAGTTGCGCCCCTTGCTGGAGCAAATCAGCCAGTTGCAAGCCGACTTGGGCAACCGTCAGGCTGAGATTCAGAACAAGTATGCCGCCGAGGTGGAGAAGGCGCGCATTGCTGCCCAGGCCACGGTGGAGGCCGAGCAGGTGAAGAACAGTGGTGTGCAGATGTTGCAACCGCTCTTTGACAGCTTGCAAGGCATTCAGCACCAGCTTGACCTACTCAAGCAGAGTGAGGCGATGACAGCCAAGGCGATGCAGGCCGAGTTGCAGCAGGTGCGCAAGATTGCCGAGACTGAGCCGCCAGCATCACCACCCGCGCCAGAGCCAGAGCAGAAAGAAGATGCCGCCATGGCTCAGGTGCTGGCCACGTTGGCACAAACGCAAGCCACGTTGGCCCAGGTGATGGCCAAGCCGCGTGAAACCAAGATCATTGAAGATGAAAACGGACGCGCCATTGGTGCGGTATCTGAAATCAAGACGAAGGATGAAAAATGAGTCTGTCAAACACCACAGAAGCCGCTGCGCTTGATGTTTTCTTGCGGGGTGTTGACCCGTCTTACAGAGCGGGAACGACCCAGTATCTCGCCCTGTTCACGTCAGACCCAGGCGAGACAGCCTCATTGGCTGCTGAGGCCACCTACACCGGGTATGCGCGTGTGGCACTGACCAAAGCGTCTGCATGGACTGGCACTGCAAGCCCTTACACCAACACCAACCTGATTCAGTTTGGTGCGTGTACCGCTGGAAGTTCGGCCATCACTCACTTTGCGGTGGTGGACACGGCATCGGGTGCCGTCAGCATGATGATTTCAGGGGCATTGGCTGCGACTTTGAACGTATCGGCAGGCATTCAGCCCCAGTTTGCAGCCGGTGCTTTGTCAATTTCTGCTGACTGATGAACTTTCACTGCGCCCATTGTTTCAGGCTGCTTGCCGAAGGTGAGCACTGCCCGGATCATCCAGACGGCGTAGTGGATGCAGAAGATGCTCCAGTCAATCAGTGACATCGACAGCGCCTACGACGAAGGGCGCTTTCATTCGCAGCGTTTCTTGAAGAACGCAGGTGTAACAACGTCTGGCCGATGGGTAGATTGGACGTTTGCATCAGGTCAGCCACTGTATGACGCAAAGGTGGGAACGGCAGGCAAGTTCACGCCTTTGGTCGCGCAGGGCAATGACGCCATCTACTTCCCGCCCATCCCGGCTGGCATGGAGCGCAAGCTCGCTGGCATCACCATTCGGTCATCAACAGCCGGTGGGCCGATGTCGGTGTTGATTGCCGATGTGCTGGGCTATTACCCGCTGATCGACGGCGATAGCACAGACCTGCAGGTGTTTGACAATGGGCTGACTCTGCCGCGCTATCAGAATGGCGTTGGCGTCATCCCAGTGCTGGTGTCGTCGGTAGCCCCATCAGTTCAGGACGGCATAGGTACTTTCACGTACATCGGGCCAGACAATGTTGAGCGCACTGGTGGCGCATTCCGATTTCAAAACAGCACGCTCAATGGGCTGGTCGCAACGATACCGGCCAATGTGGGTGCAGGAGAGGGCGCTTTGTCGCTGCCCCTGGTTGGCGGTGCGACGGGTTGCAAGGCGATCACAAGCCTGCAGTACACACAGCCACCAGGCGGTCTGTCTGCGATCTACATGGTGCGTCTTTTGGGCAGTGTGCTGACCAACGGCAATCAATCTCTGGCTGCTGAAAAACAGTTCCTAGTCCACAACGGATTCCATGCGCCACGTGTTTTTGATGGCGCTTACATCAACCTGTTTTACCGGTACGGAACGTCTGCGAGCGCCGACTTCTTCGGTGAGATCAACTTCGTTTGGGGTTAACTCATGATTCAATCAATCGACCAACTCGTTGCAGCCATCAGCGCAGGCAAGACCACGCGCTACGACTGGAACAAAGTCACTGGCGCAGCCGCTTACACCGCTGGTCGCTGGTATGACACAAGCCCATTGGCCGGACTGCCTGTTGCCAATGCGTGGGCGGGCACTGCGCTGAACTGGGTGCCTTGCAATGAATCGACCGGCAACGGCACCCAAGCGTTTGGCATCCCTCATGGCGGCAACGTATCGACCGACATCAAGCACGCGCTCAACATGAGCGCATGGGGCACCGCGGCCACTGCTGTTCCAGCGACATTGATGCTGGTGGACATGGAGGGCTACTACCCCGGCATCAACATGAACTTGGCCACAGCGCAGACTCTGGTGGGCACGCCAAGCACTCGCGCTGTCAATGGGGCCGGGTTGCGCGCCATGCTTGTGACAACTGCCACCACGGGCGCAACGGCGCATAACGTGGCAATGAGCTACACCAACCAGGCAGCAACCGCTGGCCGCTCTTTGCCCGTGACCGTGGCGTGTACGGCGTCCGCGATCACGCCGCACATTACCCACTCTGGAACCGCCGCCAACAACTACGGCCCATTCTTGCCACTGGCAAGCGGTGACACTGGCATACGGTCTGTGCAGACGGTCACGATCTCAGCAGCATCCGGGGCTGGCACGGCTGCGCTGTGCCTGGTGCGACCACTGGCTCAGATCACCATCAGCGTGTCTGGTTTGATGACTGAGAAAGACCTGCTGAACCAGATCCCATCTTTGCCGCGTATCCCCGATGGCGCATGCTTGACATGGCTGCTGGGTGCAGGTGCTGCTGTGGCCGCAAGCACCACGTTCAACGGTGGCTTGGAAGTGGTCTGGGGCTGACATGGCGCTGTACCCCAATAGCCGTTACATGAGCCAATCCCCTGGCAGGCACTTTGGTGTCGCACCAGGGTTGGATGTGTACTTGCGTGGCCGGGGTGATTCACGAAACCGCTTTGTTTCAGACACGTATTCGCAGACCCTTGGTGCCGTTCCTTCTGGATATGGGCCAAACGCATGGATCATGGCCACCAAAGCAGGTGGCATTGCTGGATTTTCAAGCATGGCGGTATCGCCATCGGGCGCAGGCGTATTGGGCGTGCCGGGTTCTGGCTCAACAGACTTTACTATCTCGATTGCAGATGCCACAGGCCAACTGATTTCTTCTGGGTCTGGCACTGCGTCACTGTCATTCACATGGGCAAATGCGCTTTTGGTGGCCTCTTTGGGAGGGTCTGGCAATGCTGCGCTTTCCATTGCGCCCAACACACCAACGCTGGGCGCCAAAGCAAGCCTCACGGCAAATGGCACATTCAGCATCACAGCAACAAACTCCCAAGTTTTGCCGCTGGACACCACTTCACCACTGCGCACTGGCGGTGCAAGTTTTGCGGTCACCGGCCAGCTTACGCCTTATGCCATTGGGACAATGAACGGGTCCACCGTTGACAATTCCGTGTTGACTGTTGATGCCATCACGGCTGCGCTGATTGCAGCAGCCATGACAACGCCGATCCACGCGAACATCAAGCGGGTGAACGATTACGCCGTGTCAGGCAACGGACAGACAGGGAGCGAATGGGGGCCAGCATAAATGGCCACTTCATTCAAAGGCTGGCTATCGAGTTGGCTTAATTCTTGGGGTCCACAGTCACAGCCAGACCCCAACGCAATGCAGGGCGTGGCAAGAGTCACGTTTGCAGCTACCGGCAATCTGACCAGTGCACTTGCGCCAGCAAACGACATGCAAGGCACGGCCAGCATGTCTTTTGGGGCAACTGGAGAGCTTTTACAGCCGCTCACGCAGTACACCCCGCAGCAAGGTGCAGGCGGTGGATTCGTCAAGACCAGCCGGTACTCAGACTCTGACGCCTACAACCCTGACCGTGTTGCAAGCAGGCTGGACAAGATTGTGGTGGCCGGTCGTGAGTACAGCCCATTTGACCCTGGCTTGCTGGATGCGATTGAGCAAGCGGCCAAGGTGCCTGAGCCTGACCACTTGCCAGAGTTGGAGCGCCAAGACCGCAAGCTGGGTCGCACGTTTGCTGTGCGCAACGCTGACCAGGTTATCGAGGTGCCCATGTTCAGGCCGGTGTTGCGCGAGTTGCCTGACTTCAAAAGCGCCCTCATGAAAGATTTTGAGGCATTTGCCCAAAAAGCACGGGAAGCAGCCAAGGAAGAACGGCGCAGGATTGTGCTGCTGTTGATGGCTGAGTAATCGAATAGCACGGGTCAATTCATACTTTGGCCGACCACCAGAAGGACCAGCATCATGTCGTCAAACATCAAGACACGCCACACCAACAAGGCACAAACGATTGTCAGCCCCGTGACAGGTGCAGTTGTCGTGGCCCCAAACGACTCCGCAGACTTGCCTGAAATCACGCTGAGCGTGTACATCAGCGTGGCCGGAGCATTCAAGGCAACGATGTTGGACGGCACCACGGTGACCTATCCCACTTTGGCCGCTGGCCGTCACCCCTTGCGCGTGAAGCGTGTGTTTGCCACAGGCACGGCAGCTACTGGCATCGTGGCCGAGTATTGAGCCACATGAACACCATCTTCATTGGCATTGTTCAGACCCTGATCGGGTTCTTGGCACCAATCTACATGGTGCCGTTGGTGTTTCTCATCCGCTGGGATTCGTTCAAGACAGCAAGCGGCAGCGCAGACGACCCGAGTTTCATTGTGCGTGGCGATCTACCAGGCTGGGCACGGTGGGCACAGACGATGGATTGCAGGTTCCCGGGTGGAATGTACGAGAAGGCCATCACCGAGTCGCTGGGCGATGGCGGGTACTGGCGAAGGTTGTGGACTTCTTACCAATGGTGCGGGCTGAGGAACAGGGCGCAGGGCTTGGCGTATTCGTGGGGCAAGTCAGCCGATGGGTGGATACCAGACCCGTTCAGTGAGCGTTTTGCGGAGTGGCGTGTCAGTGGGCAGGTAATGCGCTACGAGCGTGAAGGCATTTGGCAGGCTTGGCGCAAGGTTGGGCCTGTTTGGTTGGTGTACGGATGGCAGGTGTACCGGTTGCGCGATGGCACGTTTTGGGCGGTGAATCACTTTAGTGCCAAGAGAGTTTGAACCAACCCGCTTCGGCGGGTTTTCTTTTGCCTGTACGTGCAAACAGTCGAATTGTTTGCATTGAGAAATACTCACTTCCACCTGAAAGATTGATTCCCAGCCATGGGTTATTGGCGCAATCAATTGGGATTTCCGCGACCAACGCGATAAGTGGAGTGAAGTGAATGGCAGGTTTCGAACTTGATATGAACACGACCGACCCAGAGGAACTGGCGAAGGTTTTTGCGCAGCTTGAAGCGGGTGACACGCCTGCTGATAAACCCGCAGATCCACCACCAGATACCCCGGACACTCAGACCAAGCAAGAACCGGTTGTCAATGAGCCACAGCAGGCCAAGCAGGACCAGTCTGCAACGGAGCAAGAGCCGCAAGGCATTGCCACCAAGGACGGGAAACACGTTATCCCGTACTCGGTACTCAAGAGCGAACGTGACCGTGCATCGCGCGCTGAGCAAACGCTCAACGAGATGCAAGAGCGCGTTAAAGCTCTTGAGGCCATGCAGGCTGGAAATCAAGGGGCGAAAGATGGTGAGAGCGCCCGCACCGACCAGCAGCAACCCACTGTGAATGACTTGTCCCCAGAGGACTTGGAAGCACTGAAAGAGGACTTCCCGACCGTTTACAAAGCCGTGATGGCTTCGATGGCAGCAGCCGAGCGTCTCGCTCAGCAGTTGCAACCGGTTCAGGAAACAGTGCGCAATGCAGAAGCCGAACAAGCGCGCACCTCACAGGAAGCTGTGCAGGACGCGATTTATTCCGTGCCCAAGCTGGCGCACATCCAGGCGACGAACAAAGAAGCGTTCGACCTGGCCAAGCAGTTTGATGCCACCTTGCGTGGCCAGTCAGCTTGGGCAGAAAAGCCCCTTTCTGAGCGTTTTTCCAAGGTCGCTGAGATGGTCGAGTCAGTCATCGGCCCCATTGATGTACCGGGTGCACCTAAGCCCACTTCACAGGCAACGGCTGAGGATTTGAGAAAAGCGGCACTCGCTAAGGCCCAGCAATCGGCCAAGGCGTCTCGGACGGATGTACCGAATTCGCTTTCTGAATTCCCAGCAGGTCAACACGCAGCGCAGGACGAGCGCGAGGCGGCTGAAAACCTTTCTTCCATTCAGTTGGCTGAGAAGTTCTCCCGCATGACGCCCGAACAAATGGATGCGTATTTCCAAGAACTTTGATTAGCGAGGACTCTAAATGTCTACCAATATCCCAGTCGGTTCCGCACTTGCGCGGAAGGTCTACTCGGTGGGTCTGTTCACCCGTGTGCAGCACTCCCCTGGTTTCATGAATCTGTTGGCCGGTGAGATGCCCAAAGAAGGCAGTTTCGCAGCCAAGACCAAGGGCCAAACCAGCCCCGATTACCCTATCGTCAAAGCCGGTGACTTGGCCAAAGGCGCTGGCGATACCGTGAGTATCGACCTGTTCAATATCTTGCAAGGCAAGCCGGTGATGGGCGACACCCGCATTGAAGGCCGCATGATGCAGTTGACGTACTCCAGCATGGATGTGCGCATTGACCAGGTTCGCGGAGGTGCTGATTCCGGTGGTCGCATGACCCAGAAGCGCACTGTGCACAACCTGCGCAACATCTCCATGGCTGGCATTCAGGCTTGGATGCAGCGTTTGGAAGATCAAACCGCATTGGTGCATTTGGCCGGTGCACGTGGTGCCCAGTCCACGACCGATTGGGTGGTGCCTACCCAAGCAGATCCTGATTTCTCCAGCATCATGGTGAACTCGGTCAAAGCCCCCACCAAGAACCGCTACTTTGCCGCCAATGACGCCACTGGCCCCGATGACATCGGCACCAATGACGCGCTGACCCTGCAAGACGTGGACCGTATCGTGGCGCAGTTGCGTGAATCCCCAGTGGTCATGCAGTCCGTCAAGATCAAGGGCGATGACCGCGCATGGAATGACCCTTTGTGGGTGATGTTCGTGACAGAGCGCCAGTGGTTGTACCTGCAGTCCCGCACCAGTCAGACGACCTGGCGCCAAGCTGTGCAGTACGCCTTTGAGCGCAAGTCTGGCGGCGTGAAGCACCCTCTGTTCGACGCTTACGAGACGATCATGTGGAATGGCGTGCTCATCAAGCGCATGAACCGCTACGCCATCCGCTTCGGCGCTGGTGATTCGGTCATCAAGGACACGGGTGGTTCTGACGGCGGCACCTACACCGAAAGCACGGTTCAGACCGCGCAACCGGTGGACCGCGCGATCATCGTGGGCGCACAGGCCATGGCCAAGGCTTACGGCAAGTCGGCATCTGACTACTTCTACGACTGGTCGGAGAAGGAAGTTGACCACGGCAACAGCATTGAGACTGTGGCCGCTGCGATGACTGGTTCTGCCAAGATCCGCTTCAAGATCGACGGTGCTGATACTGACTTCGGCGTGGCCGTGGTTGACAGCTACGCACCGGACCCTGCATCTGCAGCCGGTCGCACTTTGCTGGGTTCCTGATCGAGTTTTACTCAATCTTGACCTGAAAGTTAACGGGGGCTTGTCCCCCTAACCTGGAGATTCCCAAATGGCAACGATCAATGCCCCCTCCCTGCAAGACACCGTGTACAGCGGTGATTGCCCCCTGGCCAACGCGCACGGTTACGTGACGCTGGCTGCTGCCGCCATCGCTGACAAGGTGCGCTTGAACAAGGTTTACGCAGGCACCAAGGTGTATGGCGTGAAGATGGTCAACGCAGCACTCGGCGCAAGCACCACGGTGTCTGTCGGCTTTGAGTACGTCAATGGTGAAGCTGGTGGTTCTGCTACCGCTTTCATTCCAGCGACCTCCACCGCCTCCGCTGTCGTGACCCGTGAAGGCGCTGTTGCACCTGTCACGCTGGCCTATGACGCCTACATCATCGCCACGGTCGGTGGCGCTGCGGCAACCGGCCAGTTGGACACGGTTGTGACCTACGAATTCAAGGGCAAGTAATTGACCTTGGCGTAGCCAGTGAGAGGGCGACTCGATGGGTCGCCCTTTTTTGTTTCAAAAGGAGATTTGAATGTCGAAACTCATCAAGATCATCTACGTGGGCAAAAAGCCTTTTGCGTATGACAACGTGGCCGGGTCTGGCAAGTGTTGGAACGGCAATGGTGACGTGCACGAAGTGACCGACAACCAGGCCAAGCAGTTGCTGAAATACACAGATCAGTGGGAACTCGTTGACGCTGCCGACCAGGCGGCTGTGGACAAGCCCACCACGGTTGAAGTGGTTGGCGAGGATGGCGAGGACGTGACCATTCGCACCGATGGTCTGGGCAAAGCCTTGGAAAAGATGAGCAAGGCCGAGTTGCTGGCATTTGGCAAGGCCAAGTTTGGCAAGGACATGGACATGGCCAAGTCGAAAAAAGCACTGATTGATGCCATCGAAGAATTTGAGCGCGACCTAGAGCCTGTGGGCAAGGTGGGCTGAGTCGAATTGCAGGGTGCGTTTGATACTCGCAGCACTGCAAAACTGAGGCCGTTCCGTGGCGACCACCAAGTATTCCGACCTGATTGATGATGTGCTGCCAAGTCTGGCCGCAGATCCATCTGACCCGGTGACGGAGCACGCCATCAAGCGTGCCGTCATCGAGTTTTGCGCTGGGTCTTGGGTGTGGCATCACCTGCCAGACCCTATTGATGTCGAGGTGAGTGAATCCACGTACGACCTGGAAATGCCAACGGGCACCGACATCTCTACAGTGATGAGCGCATCCCTGAACGGGGTTCCGCTTGATCCCAAGTCGATCCTGTGGCTGGATTCCAATATCCCCCGCTGGAAGCAGCAAGTTGCCACGCCCAAGTATTTCACGCAGGTGGATACCGAGCAGATCATCTTGGCGCCTGTGCCCGAGGTTACATCAGCACAGGGTCTGACCATGACGCTGGCCTTGCAACCCAGCCAAAGCTCTACCAACTTCCCGCGGTGGATTTACAGCCAGTACAGCTATGCGCTGGCCGATGGTGCCATGGCGTACTTGATGCTGATGCCGGGTAAACCCTGGACCGACATCAAGAATGGTGCCGACCGTCGCTCTAGCTTTGATGCAGCGATTGCCAATGCACGGGCCAGTGCCGTCACTGCCTTGGGCCGCGCGCCACAACGCACCACTTCACAACACTGACCGGAGCACGCATGGGAACCATTGTTGCAAGTGTCGTGATTGAGAAAGTGCAGATTGTGTTGCAAGACGTGCTGGGCGTGCGCTGGCCGTCTGCTACTGAGTTGCTTGGCTGGCTCAATGATGCTCAGCGCGAGATCATGGTGTTCAAGCCGAACTCCAATCCCAAGACGCTGGCCGTGAAGCTGGCACCAGGCACGCGACAAAGCATTCCCAGCGATGGCGTGCAGTTGATGGATGTGGTGCGCAACATGGGCACCACGGGCACAGACCCAGGACGCGCCATCCGAATCGCCATGCGCGAGGTGTTGGACGCACAGATCCCCAACTGGCATGCCGCGCCAGCCGCATCTGTGGCCAAGCACTATATGTACACGGTCTTGGACCCCAAGAACTTCTATGTGTACCCACCACAGCCCGCAGTGAACCAGGGCTATGTGGAAATGACCTATGCCGCCATGCCTGCTGACGTGGGCTTGGGTGCAGCGATTTCTGTGGACGATATTTACCAAAACGTGATGGTGGATTACATCCTCTACCGCGCTTTGAGCAAGGACACGGAATACGCAGCGGACCCCCAACGGGCCATTGCGCACCAGACCGCTTACATCACCGCACTGACGGGAAAGATGAAGGTGGAGGCGGGTGTGAACCCGAATGTATCGGCCCCGGCCAACCCCAATTGAAAGGAAATTCACCATGCCAATGTCAACCTACATGCGCGGCAAGGTCGTCGACCACGCTTTTCGCAACGTCAACTGGACGCCACCCACCACCGTCTACGTGGCACTGCACACGTCTGACCCCACCATTGCAGGCACGCCAGCAACGGAGGTATCTGGCGCATGGTACGCGCGTCAAGCAGCGACCTTTGCAGCACAGACCACCGCAGGCCAGACCAGCAACAGCACGACCATCACTTTCCCGGCTGTCACAGGGTCTGGTCTGACGGTGACCCACTTCTCGTTGTGGGACGCTGCCACGCTGGGCAACATGCTGGAATTCAGCGCACTGAGCGCCAGCAAGACCTACAGCATCAGTGACGTGCCATCCTGGTTGGCCGGTACTTTGGCGATCACCGCGACATGAACGGTTTTGGGCTTAACGCTGCCGGTCTGAACGGCGCAGGAAATACCAACAGTTTTGTTGCGTTTCCTGCGTCTACAGCCACCTTCACGGTGGCCATGTCAGAGCGCGCGTTGAGCTTTTTACCGGCAACGGTCATGGGCCTGTCGGTGGACTCGTCTGGTGCTCTTATCAGCATCAGCCCGTTTGCACCGACCACTGCCACGTTCAGCATCAACTCAAGTGGCACTCTTTACCGAGTTGCTCCCATGGGCAATCAGGCCATGGGCATTGATGTGGCCATGTCAGGCAACCCCATCCTGACGGGCGGGCTTGGTGGCGAACTGACTGCCGATGTCGCACTGAGCGGGCAAATCAGGCGCATCACGTACTTCAATGAGGAAGTGCTGGGCGCGGACGTGGCCATGAGTGGCGATCTGTTGGCATCAATTCGGTACATGGCCGGTGTTATGGATCTGGCGGTGGACCTGGATGGCCAGATCATGAGCTTCAGGCCCATGGTGGGATCTATGTCGCTGGGCATTGACGTGGACGGATTGCTGTCAGTGAATGCCACAGCACCGGACCTGGAAGAAAACACGTGGTCGCACCCCTACCGCGAACTTGAAACGGTGTTCTCATGAGCATGCTTGGCAAACTCAAAAAGCAGCCTTACGAGGTGAATGTACTGTCGATCACGTACAACGATAGCCTGACGCCATCGGATGAACTGGTGTCGGTGTTCACCTTTGTGGCCCCCAAGTCTGCCGCCAACTGGGACCAGGTTGTGCAATCTTCACCATACACCACGCTGGCCTCAGACGATGGCCGCATTCTGGTGGCCACGGCCAACGTGACGGGCTACGCGGGCGCGCTGGACGGGTACACGCTGTGCGTGTCCAACCAGTCGCAAAACGCTGTCATCACCGTTTGCGGTTTCACCGTGCAGGCCCGCGGCGCTGTGATTGTGCAGCGCAAGGCTGGTGCTTGGGTGAAAGTGGCCAGCACCAATTCAATCTTGGTCAATTCTGTGGGCGATCAGCGTGTGCGCACCTATGTGGCAGGCGGCGCAGATGGTGCGACCTACAAAGCCCAGGTGACGGTCACCACATCCGAGGGTTTGGTTTTACAGGGTGAATTCCTGATTTCAGTCAAAGAGGTGTAACCCATGCCCCAAATTTTCGCAAATAACGCAGACTCCACTCTGGCCGCACCGGTCAGTAGCGTGGCGCTCAGCATCCAAGTCGCAACCGGCGAGGGCGCCAAGTTCCCTACGCCCACTGGCGGCGATTACTTCCTGGCAACACTGTGCAAGGTTGTCTCAGGCGTGGAAACAACCATTGAGATCGTCAAGGTCACCGCGCGCTCCACTGACGTACTGACCATCGTGCGCGCCCAAGAGGGCACCACGGCGCAAACCTACACCACTGGCGACCGCATCAGCTTGCGCATGACCGCGGCGTTTGTGAATCGCGTGGCTACCCTGGATGATGCTCAGACCCTGACTAAAAAGGCACTTAAAGACATTGGTTTGTCGTATTACGACAGCACCACGACCAATGCGCTCAATGTGACCAATGGCCCACACCAACGGTGGGCACCGGCCACGGGGGCGCAAACCTTGAGCATTACCGGTTGGTCAGTATCGGGACAGCACAGCGAATTGTTGATTGAAGGCGTGAACCTGGGCGCGGCGACGATCACTTGGCCAACGATTCAATGGGTGAAGAAGGATGGCACGTTCACCACATCGGTGTCCACCTACCTGACTGACGCAAGCCGCACTCTGCAAGCCAGCGGCACCGACTTTGTGTTTCTGTGGACCAGGGACGGCGGCACCACGATTTACGGGAAGCTGCTATGAGCTTGATGCTTCGGGCCGTGGCGACCCGCATGAATTCAATTGGTTACACCTATGCGGCTTTGAATGCCGCAGACAAAACCAACGTCAATCTTTCTGGTGGCAATCTGATTGCAACGATGACATCTAACGGTGCCGTCAGAGCCGACCACGGAAAGTTGACAGGCAAGTTCTATTTTGAAGGGACTTTAACAACCGCCGCTATTGTTGAGGGTATTGGTTGTGCTCCTTCTTATGCAACGCAGACCAATTTCCCTGGCATTGCAACTGTCGGATTTTCTTACAACACCAATGGGGGTCTTAATGACAACAATGGTGCAAACAGTGCGGTCTATGCCTCCTACACAACGGGTGCTGTAATTGGTGTTGCGGTTGACCTCGATGCAAAAACTGTCAAGTTTTACAAAAACAACACGCTGCAAGGTACCTTTACCTACACCGCACCATACGCTGGCATGGCGATGTACCCGTCAGTTGGGGCAAACGGCGCCGGTGGTGTTTGGACTCTTAATTTTGGTGCCACTCCATTTACATACACCCCACCAGCAGGATATTCGGCCTGGGGTTATGTTTCTGGGACAGACGAATATCCCGCAGCGTCAAAATACTTGCTGCATTTTGATTCGGCATTGACCGCTGACGTAGGCTTACACGCATTCACAAATACCGGTTCAGTGACCCTGGACACCACAAACAAAAAATACGGCGCTGGAAGCGCATTGTTTGCTGGGACGACTCAATCCATTACGACCCCATCGAACGCTGATCTGCACATGAGTTCGAGTGGTAGTCCAACAGACTTCACTGTTGAATGTTGGATCAAGGCCGGTACGGGCGGTGCTGGAAACCTCAGCATGATTTGCGGAGCATGTGATTCTGGCGGCGGGACGGCATACCGAGGCGGGCCGCTGATGTGGTTGACTGCCTCTGGTTTTTTGGCTGGAGGTTTTCAAACCGGTGGGACTTTCTATAACGCGACAGGCACTGTAAACCTGCGCGATAACACTTGGCATCACGTTGCGGTATCAAGGTTTGGCACGATCATTCGCATTTATGTTGACGGCACCATTGCCGGAACAACAACAGGTGTGTCCGTTTCTGACAGCGCACCAACAGGCCAATATGCCATTGGTCAATTTGGTGAATTCCTTGGATACCCCTGGTTTGGAAACATTGACGATTTCCGCATTACCAAAGGCGTTGGTCGTTACACCGGCAATTTCACACCGCCATCGCAGGCACTCCCTGACCCCTACCCATCTTTCCCTGGCGGATTAGCAAACGGCCTTGTGATGTGGTTGGATGGCAATGACGCAACCACTGTCACCAGTTCTGGCGGTGCTGTATCTGCTTGGGCCGATAAGAGCGGCAGTGGGCGAACTTTCACTCAATCCACTGGCGCCCGAAAGCCAACTGTGGATACCACTACATTTTCTGGGCTCAGTGCACTCAGTTTCAACACCGATAAAAACTTGGTGGCATCGTCCGCAATTACTTTGCCAGCGGCATGCACATTTTTCATGGTCACGTATGAACCGGCTGGGGGTGTTTCGGCATCTACGGCATTGGTAAATAACGCCAGCAGTATTCAATCTGGAACAGATTTTTTAGGTTTTTATGCTGCCGGTGGACAGTTCTTTTTGCAAGCAACAAGTTATCAAAGCGCCGGTTCAGTTATCCGGTATGCAGATTCAAGCGGCGCGGGTGGCATCAGTTCAGTAAAAGCACAGGCCACATTTTTAGCTGATGGAATAGCAGCCAATTTCAAAATCCGAAGAAATGGGTCTAACTTAACGATTGCATCTTCATCACCCGGCGTCACTACCGGTTTTAGCTTGAATCAAATTGGTGAAACAGCAGGCGCTCTATATACGTCAAGCGGCGTCATTGCGGAAATCGTCGCCTACAACCGCACCCTCACGGCGACCGAATACGCAGCCGTTGAGTCCTATCTCAAAACCAAATGGGGCACACCATGATCCTGAATATCAACACAGGGGCATACCCCTTGTCGCTGGACCAAGTTAAAACGGCCCACCCCAATGTCAGCCTACCCACCGTGCCTACTGACGCCGATCTTCTTGGCCTTGGGTATGCCAATGTCTTGCCCGCCGATGCACCTGCGTTTGACCCCATCACCAAGCAGCTTGCCGAAGGTGCACCACGCCAATCGCAAGCAGGCTGGGTGCAAACCTGGATCGTGACTGACTTGGAGCCCGCCGCTGTGGCAGCAAACCAAGCGGCAAAAGCTCAGCAAGACCGCGAAAAAGCAAAGGCGCAACGCGCGATTGCTGTGGCAAACATCGTGGTCACTACATCCACCGGGCGCCAGTTTGACGGCGACGAGACAAGCCAAACCCGCATGTCACGGGCCATCATCGGCATGCAAGCGGCTGGCGCACCCACCATCAGTTGGGTGCTGCACGACAACACCACCGCATCGGTAACGGTTGCCGAACTGACTGAGGCCATGGTATTGGCCGGTCAATCACAGAGCCGCCTCTGGGTGATTTGATGAGCCGTTTGGTGTTGTGCCTTTTGCTGATACCCATGGCGCTGGCTGTGCCAGTGGCATTGCTGCACTACATCTGGGCAGTATTCACGGCACCAGCCACCGCCCTGCGCATTGCCATCGGGTTTGACCAGTTGGGCAATGTGGCACTGAACGGCGATCCCGATGAAACCATCAGCAGCCGTGCCGCGCGAGCGCGGGATGAAAAACGAAGGTGGGGGTGTGTGCTTTGCAAGGTATTGGACTGGCTGGATCACGACCACTGCAACAAATCAAGAGGCATGTAGCGTGCCTCGCATTGCTGCAGGTGCCTTAAATTAAGTCACATGGCCGCTTTCAAAATCACCAATTTTTCAGGCATTCGACCACGGATGTCTGAATCGCTGTTGCCGGAAAGCGCAGCTACCATTGCCCAAAACTGCGATCTTGCCTATGGCGAGTTGCGAAACACCAAGGGCGGGTACTTGGTCAACACCATGACCAATGAGCCAAAGTCGATCTACACAGACGATGGCCTGACGTTTTACACCTGGCCATTTGACGTGGACGCGGTTCGGTCCCCGTTGGTCAGCGACACCTTCAACCGGATGTACTTCACCGATGGCACAGCCATGCGTGTGACAAGCCGCATCAGCACGTCCATGTCTGGTGGCCAGCCCGCCAATTCGTACATCGTCGGCGTGCCTAAGCCCACTGTGGTGCCCAAGCTGGAGACGCGCATTCCAGATGTGCTGGACACCACCAAGTACACCTTGGCATTCAAATTCCATTTTGAGTACGGTGGGGTCAAGTACCAAGAGCAGGCCATCACGCCCACGGTGCTGACAGGTGGGCAATTCAGATTCACGCCACCGACCATGACGCGGCAGGTGGCGCATGCCACACAAGACGACTTCCCGACCGAGGGGGAGACGGGTGTGGTGTACAAGGCCAGCGACACCGGCAAGCTGTTCACGTGGAGCGGCACGGCCTACGTAGAAACCACCACCGAGGCAACACCTGCCCAGGCTTTTGCAGTGCTGCGAATCATTGGCACGGTCGTGGCTGACAAGTCGCAGCTGTTCGACATCTACACCGACAATTCATCCACCAATTCAACCGGTGGGCTGTGGTCTGTGGCCATTGCCAAGGACACGGGCGCGGCTACCTACACCGCTACGCTGACCACTGCCGTCAAGGAGTCAGACAAAGAGGCGCGGGCCTATGTCTACACCTATGTCAACACGTATGGCGAGGAAGGACCTCCCAGCGCGCCCACCATCGTGACGACTTCACCCATTGTGGAGGTAAATACCACGTGCACGCTGGACACGGTGACAGGCTTTGCCCCCATCAAGGAAATGCGGATCTACCGCACGCCAACGGGATCAACGGTAGCCGAGTATTTCTACGCTGGAGCCATCCAGGTGCTGTCACAGCCAGCAGGCGCATACGACTTTTTGGACAACGTGAAGGCGGAAATGCTCAACGAGCCGCTATCGTCCACCAACTTTTACGCACCACCAAACACCCTGGTTGGGTTGATGTCACTGCCCAACGGGATTCTGTGCGCATGGAAGGGCAATGAACTTTGGTTCAGTGAGCAGTACAAGCCGTGGGCTTGGAACCCTCAGAACGTGAAGCCATTACCGGCCACCATCGTTGGTGGGATTGCGCATGGTGCTGGCGCCATCATCACCACCACCAAGAACCCGTACAGCGTGTCCGGTGTGTCGTCTGACTCGATGACCACCAGCAAGTTGAACGTAGACCAGGCCGGGTTGTCCAAATGGTCGATTGCGGTGGTGGATGGCGCTGTGGTGTACGCCAGCAATGACGGACTGGTGACAGTGGTTGGCGGTGGTGCATCGCTGAATCAGAGTCAAATGTTCTTCACGCGGGATGTGTGGCGGGCACGGTATGGCGCGGGCCTCACTGGCATGCGGTTTTCTGTGTGGGATGGGCGCTTGGTTGTATTCCACGCTGCTGGCGCGTTTGTGCCGTTCATGCTGCGCACCGATGAGGCTGACGGCACCATGACCGACTTGCCAAACCTGGTGGCGTCTTGTGCCTTCATCAGTCAATTGTCAGACCAGTTCTACTATGCCATGGGGTCTGGCATCTACCAGTTCAATGGCGGGTCAGATCAGCAGGCAGTCTGGCAGTCGCGCGAGTCGGTGACGGCAAGGCCCACCAATTTTGGATTTACCCAAACGGTCACCGAAGGATCATGGTCGATTGAGTTTTACGGTGATGGCGAGTTGCGACACACTGAAACCGTGACCAATGGCGTGAAAAACTTTCGCCTGCCCGGTGGTTTCCTGGCCAGCCGGTGGAAGATCAAGATCACTGGAACAGGCCGGTTCCGTGAGTTGCGTGCAGGCGTCACCGCGCGGGAGTTGTCACAGATATGACCGCCAACACCAAGAAAGGCGTACCAGGCATTGACCTGGCAGCGGTTGACGCCATCCAAGACCCCAACACTCGCCTTGTCGTCAAGTCGATTGTGGATGGCTGGCATGTGCGCAATGGTGCAGCGGGTGATGGATCTAGCCGTTTTGTCACGTCAGCCGAATTGAGCGACCTCAGCCGCTTGGTGAGCACTGTGCAAACCTCAGTGGCCCAGGTTGAAAAAAAGACCAACAACGGGTTGCCCATGACGGCGGGCCAGATCAGCGGGATCATTACCGACCTGGAAGCCTCGGTCATGGAGTCGGTGCTGTTCAAAGAGTTGGGCGACCGCATCAAGCTCATCAACATCAAGGCGACCGGCGTAGCAACCGGGTTGGCCACTGAGGTGATTGACCGCAAGAATGCCGACAACGCTTTCTTGCAGACCACCACCACGCAGTTTGCCGCGGTGAACGGCAACATTGCCGCGCTGCAAACTCAAAACACCACGATGGCCAACAACGTGGCCGCGCTGAGCAGTTCGGTCAACACCGTGCAAGCGCAGGTGGGCACCAACACAGCAGCGATCCAGCAAGAAGCCACAGCCCGAGTCAACACAGACAACGACATCTACGCCAAGTACAGCGTCAAGATCGACAACAACGGGTACGTGTCAGGGTTTGGCCTCATCAGCACGTCGAACAACAGCACGCCCACGTCTGACTTCATTGTCAGGGCTGACCGCTTTGCCATTGGAAGCCCAAGCGGGCCGGGTATCACGCCTACCGTGCCTTTCATTGTGCTGACCACACCAGACGCCAAGGGCAATGGGCCGGGGGTCTACATGGCCAAGGCCATGATTAAGCGGGCTGACATTGGCACGGCGCAGATTGACGATGCGGCGGTGACGACCCTAAAAATAGGCGGCGAAGCTGTCATCGTGCCAAGGTTTTCTGAGTTGTATGCGACAGGCATATCGCTCACCACGTCCTATACATCTGACATTGTTTCGACCACCTTCAACATTGCGGGACTGGACTTCACGGAATCGGCACGGGTGCTGGTGTTTGCCATCATGCAGGCTTACCCGTCTGACAGCACCACAACCAACCTGGTCATGGGCATATTTGCCAATGGGACATTGAACACCGAGGTGGCATCGTCTTACAGCTTCGCCGGTATCTCCATGAGCAACATTGGCAGCTTTTTTGTGCCGAACGGCACACACACAGTGTCTGTCAGGGTTCGATGTGACCCTAACCCTGGTGGCTCATCGTCAAAACCTGCGAGCAACTTTGTCACACGCATTGTCGTGATGACCGCAAAACGATGAAGCACTTTCTCAAAGTTGACCGCCATGGGTACGTCAGTGGCTACACATTCTCGGACCTGGCCCCCGATGGCACGTGGGTTGAGGTGGAGTCTGGAGCGTCTGGCATCACCACATCACCGACCAAGAAACGATTGATTGACGGTCGATTGGTGGATACCGATGTTCCAAACCTGCCACCAGATCCCTGGTGCATGTGGGATGAGTGGGCGGGCGCGTGGGTGCCCAACGTGGCCATGGCCGAAGCAGCGGCGCGCACCAAGCGCAGCAGTTTGCTGCAACAGACCGATTGGACGCAGGGGCGTGACGTGCCGGATGCAGTGGCCGAGAAGTGGGCGCCATACCGCCAAGCCTTGCGCGATGTCACCGGCCAAACGGGCTTCCCTCTGCACGTCACTTGGCCAGATCCACCGTCGAATTGAGGGTGCTGACCCAAAATCAGCCTATGAAAATTCGCACAGCCACGCCTGATGACATCCCATCAATTCGGCGTATGGGCCTGGATTTCCACAAAGCATCGTGTTATTCGGATGTGATACCGGCATGCTTGGACACGTTTGAAAAAACGGTGGTCAACCTGTTCATGTGTGGGCGGGGAACGGTCATTGTGGCCGAGCATGACGATGGTGAATTGATGGGCATGGTGGCAGGCGTCACCCAACCGCATTGGTTCAATGCAGCCCACTTGGTTGGGCAAGAGTTGTTTTGGTGGGTTGACCCTTTGGCGCGTGGCAGTGGTGCTGGGTTCAAACTGATGGACGCCATAGAGAAATGGGCGCGCGACATGGGGTGCAAATCGTTTTGCATGGCCAGCACAGCCAATTTGGCGCCAGAAAAACTGGCACGGGTTTACAAGCGGCGCGGATACGTGCCACAAGACATTTATTACGCAAAGGTGATGAACCATGCCTAGCTCAGCATTGCCAGCAGTCGCAAGTTTTGCGCTGAACCAACTTTTTACCGATGACAACGGCGCAGGTGAGGCCAACGGCGCAGCGGCCAACGCATCCAACACGCAGGCTCAGATTTCAAAAGAACAGTGGCAGCGATACAAGGAGTTGTACGCCCCACTTGAATCGAGCATGGTCAAGGAGGCGCAGAACTACGACTCGCCTGAAAACTACGCCAAGGCAGCGGGCGAAGCTCAGGCCACGGTGTCCAGTCAGTTTGGCAAGGCACGTGAACGTCTCAGCCGCACACCAGGGCTGGACCCTTCTTCACCTGGTGCAACAGCCAGCATGGCGGGGCTGGATCTTGCACAAGCCGCAACAGACGCCACACAGCAGAACGCAGCACGGCAGAAGGTCAAGGACGTGGCCTACGCGCGCAAGACCGATGCCATCTCATTGGGCAAGGGGTTGCCTGCACAAGCATCTGCCGGGTTGGCCCAGTCAGCAAACAACAGCTTGGCACAGGCTCAATTCCAGCAAGGCCAAGCAAACATGCAGGCCGGTGCCAGTGGCCGCGTTATCGACCGCGTGTTGAACAACCCGTCTACCAGCAATTGGATCAACAACAAGTTTGGCGGCAACAGCGTACCCGGTCAATCAATCAATCCAAACTCTGGCGAGTTTGCTGGTTCGCTTGAGTTTTAAGGACGACACACCATGAATATCGGACTCGGACTCATCGCGGCAGACGAATACTTCAAAGAGGGTGATCGTCGCCAATTGCGCGAGCACCAGCAGGCATTGCGAGACTATGAGCGGGATATGTTGCCTGACAAAGCCAACGCTGAACGGTCTGGCTACCAGCTGCGCAACAGCCAAAACAATGCCAACTCGGAACTGTTGCCCAGTCAAACCGAGAACGCAAAAAAGCGGATTGGCCTGGATTCCGCAGAGTTGGAGGGTCAAGCAGAGCGCCAGCCCACCGAGATCAAGACCAAAGGCATTCAGGCGGGTATTGGTCTGGCCAACGCAGAGAACGACCAAATCAATGTGCCATGGTCGCTGCAAGTCAAAAACAACGGGCTGGCCGGTCAGGTGCTGAACTCTGAGCATGAAATCGCAACACTGCCACAGAAGCTGCGCATGGCCGCGACCCAAGGCACGCTCAGTGAGCAGGGTCAGATGGACGTGGTGTTGGGCACCATGGGCGGGCTGATTTCTCGTAACGACAAGGCCGGTGCACTCAGGTTCGCAAACGAGATTGCCAAAACGTCAGAGGTACTCCCAGGCACCAACGGCGTGACGTTCACGGACATCAAGCCAGCCAGCGGTGGGCCGCAAGGACCGGGCTATCACTTCATCACTTCTGATGGCAAAACCATTTTTGCACCCAAGGATGCCATTGGCGGCGCCATGCAGAAACTGCAATCGGGAAAGTACAAGTTCATCGAACGCAGCGACGGCAGCATCTTTGCTGGCAACGAGGCCAACGGGCGCGGCGGGATTGTGCAGGGCGGCGATCCAGCCATGTTGCGTGGCAAGAACGCACAGCACACGCCTGCCGACATTCAATCGGCTGAATGGCTCATGGAGCGAGTGCCCAAGTTCAAGGGCAATCCAGAAGCCGCATGGGATGCCGTGCGATCTTCCAAAGAGAAAACGCGCAGCAGCTTCATCATGGATTACGTCAGCAAGAACGCATTGCCTGGAACCGACAGCAACAAGATGGCACAAGAGGCTGGTGCCATGTATGACGCGCTGCGCAGGAACCAAGGTGGCGGCAATTCTGCACCGTCGAATAGCGGACCCGTGGGTAAAGTTGATCCGGCAATTTCCTCCCTCATCGGCATCCCTTAGACGTTAAGAAGCCTCATGGACTCAAATCAAGACTTTGGCAGTATCCTCCGCAACAGCAACGGTTTGAGTCCAGAAGGACAGCAGCAAGAGGGCTTAGGTTCTCTGCTGAACCAATCGCCTTACATCAGCCAGCAACCCCAAGCCACCCCATCAGCGGGCGGCGGGCGCAGTACCAAAGGCTCACTCGATCCCGCCTTTGTTGATTCCATTGCAGCAAAAGAAGGTCTGAGCGACACCCAAAAGCGGGTGATGAATGCTTTGCTGGCGCAAGAGTCGGGCTACGGTCGCAACGCGCGCACCAGTGTGGACGGCGCGCAAGGCGCTGGCCAGATCATGCCGGGTACGTTCCAGCGGTACGCCAAGCCTGGTGAGGACATCAACGACACGGCACATAACCTGGCCGTCATGTCTCGCATCGTCAAGGATGCTGGCACCAAGTTCGGTGACGACCCCGCAAAAATCGCCACTGCCTATTTCTCGGGTGATGGCAATGTGAACCAGGGTTCTGGCAGCGCATGGAAAAACGACCGTGCAGACGGCAACGGCAAGCGCGTGTCGAGCTATGTGGCTGACGTGCTGGGCCGTGTGGGCGAAGTGCCACCCACCCAAGCACAAGCAGCCAACCAAGCGCCAGACCTGTCCAAAGCTCCCAAGTGGGCTGACGTGGAAGCCAAGCCCGCTTTCAAGGCATTGCCAGCAGAAAAGCAGGCAGAAGCCAAGGCGGCGTACTTCGATTACTGGATTGCCCCTCACTCGGGCGAGCGGGCCGAGGAACTGCGCGGCAAGTTCTTGGCGCCAGCATCCACCGACCGCACAGCGATGCAGGTGGCCGGTGATACCGCGGTTCAACTGGCCGAAGGCGTGAACACGATCTTTGGCGCGGTGCCCAACCTTGTGGCGCCAGAGGGCCGCGTGGCCAAGTTCTTCAACGACAACGCCGAGACGTGGCGCAAGAACCAGTCTCCACAAATTCAGCAGCGCAGCGAGAACGCCAGCAAGGCCATCGACAAGGCGGGCGAGGATGGGGTGATCTCCCAGATTGCCGAAGCAGCAAGCCAGTATTTCAATGATCCAGGACTGGCCGCTCGTTTCGTGACCACCAACCTGCCGAGCATGATCCCCGGCATTGGTGCGATGAAGGTAGCGCAAGCCGCGGCGCTTGCACGTGGCGCCAGTGCAGCCAAAGCAGCCAGCGTGGCCACCACAGCGGCGGGCGGCGTCAATGCCGTGCTGAACGCGGGCGGTGCGCGCGGCGAAGCGTTTGAGGACATCAAGAACACCCTCATCAAGCAGGGCTACACCCCAGAACAAGCCGAGATTCAGGCTATTGCAGATTCACGCATCGTGGCAGCAATCGGCGGCGCGGCAGGCTTTGCCAGCGGCAAGATGGGCTTGGAGAAGGCACTGTCAGGCGCAGCGGGCGCGGGCGGTATCCGCGCGGGTGCCGGTGCACTGGCAAAAGAACTGGCCGGTGAGCAGATTGAAGAAGTCGCACCCAAGATTGCAACCAACATGCAGGCGCAGGCTTACGACAAGCGCAGTGCACTCAAGGACGTTGGCCGAACCATCGTAGAGACGGGCATCGGGTCAGCACCTGGCGCAGCGTTTGCCGGTGTGGCCGAAGGTCGCAAGGCCACGCTGACCCCTGACGGTCGCCTGGAAGAAGTGCCAGAAGCCAAGGCACCTGCGCCAGCACCTGAACCAACGCCAAACCCCACACCTGAGCCGGTTGCTGACCAAGACGCGGTGAACTTTGCCAAGGCACGCTATCAGCAGTTGCGCGAGAAGCAAGACGGCAAGACGGAAACGGTTGCTACCGATGACGGCATGGCCGACCAGGAGACGGCGGGCGCTGGCCTGTCTCCCACGGAGCAACAGGAATTCGATGGCCTCAAACAAGCAGCCAACGACCCCGCGGCGATTCGTACCCTGTACGGGCTGGATCAAGAAACCACCACTGAAAGCACACCAAATGTTGAAACTCAAGGACAAGACCAAGCAGATGGGCCTGCACCTGGCACGGATGCCAGCCTCCCAGATGGGCGACCAGAAGGGACAGCCCCCGAGCAAGAACCCGCAGCCGAAGCCACAGCCCCCCAAGAGGATGTCAGCAACGCAGTCGGAATCCCCGAACAACAAGATGAAGTAACGCCCAATCTGGCCGAACGGTCAGAGGGTGAGCTGCGTCAACAACTGCGCGATGCCAATGACCGCGGTGTACAGCGCCAGATCAGCGAGGAATTGGCGCGGCGCAAGGCTGAGGCTGAGCAGGCAGTGGAGCAGGTGGCCGAAACGGCGCCACCTAAGACCGAGAAGGAATCCAAGCAACGCAAAGCCCTGGACCGCATTGCCAAGGGCACGGCGTACTTTGGCAAGCAAAGCAAGGCGCAGGAATGGGTTGAAGCCAACGGTTTGACCGACACCCACACCGTGGAGAAGGATGCCAGCGGGGCAAACAAATGGAACATCGTAGCCAAGAAGGAAGATGCAAATGGCACTCAAGCCACTGAAACCCAGCAAGCAGCGCAAGAAGGACAAGCGGCACCAAGTGCCGAGCAGCCAGTAACAAAGCGGGTTGATGGAAATCAACGCAACAGTGAGCCAATGCAAGAACTACTTGGCTTCAAGGTTGGCGACACTGGACTGAAAGTAAAAAACCGCACTTTCCCCAATGTGACCATTGAGGCGCTATTCACTCGGACGCTCCCAGGTTTTGCCGAACCTTCCAACATGGCGCGAGTACGCACGCATGCCGGTGGAATCAATGATGTATTGGTCGAGGACTTGATTCGATCTGAACCTGTTGAAAATTCAATGGGACAAATCACAGACGGAAAACTGTTTGCAAAGCCCAAGACCGAGAAAGCGGCCAAGCAGGCCAAAAAGGCCACAGCAATGCGCGAAAAGGCAGACCGCATTGAGTCTGCTGGCGGCGATAAACAGGTTGTTCAATCGTTACGCGATCAGGCTGAGCGGGATGCACCAACTGGTAAGCAAGACTTACAAGTTGACGTGTCGAAAAGCCAAGAAAAAATCGACACGTCTGCTGAACCTGTACAGGAAACCACCACAACCGACCAATTCGCCAACAACAAACTGTTCACCGCAGACAAGGTGGCAGCAGCCCGCGCCCGCATGAAATCCAAGCTGGGCACCCTGAATTCTGGGCTGGACCCTGAGTTGATGGTGGACGGCGTGACCATTGCTGGTGCCTACATTGAGTCGGGTGTGCGCACGTTCAGCGAATACTCCAAGGCCATGATTGGCGACTTCGGGGACAAGATTCGGCCCTACCTGCGCAGCTTCTATGAAGGTGTGCGCCATTACCCCGGGCTGGACACCAAAGGCATGAGCACGCCCGCGGAAATCGACCTGATGGAAAGCCAAGGCACGGCAGAGCACACCAAGCCAGCACCGGGCACTGAGGCGGCTGTGGGCGAGGTTGTGAAGGCGCCTAAGAAAACGAAAGAGCGCAAGCCCACCGACATCCGACTCAAAGACGATTACGGCGTGGCTCACATTGATGGCTATGACGGCAACGGCGAAGGGTCAAGCGGGCCAGTCAAGGCTCAATTCCTGAAAGACACCCAGGCATACATGCGTGACGTGTCGCTCAAGCTGCAGGACTCAGGCTTTGTGCCAGCGACCACCAAGAACGGCAAAGCATTGAAGGCGGTGAGCGTCAATGAATCTGGCGTGGCCGGGTCTGGTGACGTGATGCTGTCGATGTTTCACCCAGAAATGGGCGCTGGCATTTACATCACCATCGGCGGCACAGCAATACGCGGCGCGGTGCCCACCACCACGTCTGGCATTTCCGTCATGATGCGCGTGACCAAGCAGGGTGACCCCTACGGTGGCGATCAGAACCGCTGGTTGCCTGTGAACCTGTCAAGCACTGAGCTTGCAGACCTGGCCGTTCAGACGGTGCAGAAGAACCCAATTGTTAAATCTGACGCAAAGGTTCAAAATCAGACCACTGCCAATGACACCCAGGAATCCCAAAATGCAAGCCCTGTACAAGCCGAGCCAGTATCCAAAGGAACTGCAAGCCAAGATCAAGAAAATGCCAGCACTGGCAACGGAGATAGCAAACCGGTGGGCACTGGGGTGGCCGCAGATGGTGCAGGATCTAATCAAGTCGGGGGAGTACCTGCAAGCACTGGTGAACCAGGAGGAACAGGAGCGCAACGCACTGATTCAGGACGGAATGAACCACCTGTCAAGCTGGGAGAAAGCGGAAGTGATGGGGCTGACACAAAGCCCACCAGCAGCAACGACGACCACGTAATTGACGCCGAGGAAATCGGCAAAGGTGGGCTGGCCAAGAAGTACAAGGACAACATTGCCGCCATCAAGATCCTCAAGGCGCTGGGCGCAGAAGGGCGGGTAGCGACACCTGACGAGCGCAAGGCGCTGGCCAAGTACGTTGGTTGGGGCGCCATGAAGGGCGCATTTGACGCATTCAACAAGTCTTGGGCAAAGCAACATGCCGAGTTGAAGGAGCTGCTGACAGACGCAGAGTTCAAAGCAGCCAAGGCATCCACGCTGGACGCCCACTACACCAGCCCGATTGCTGTGGGCGCCATGTATGACGCCATGACCCGCTTGGGGTTCAAAGGTGGCCGGGTGCTGGAGCCTTCTGTTGGGTCTGGCAATTTCTTCGGCATGATGCCGCGCGACATGCGCAATGCTTCACAACTGTTTGGTGTGGAGTTGGATTCTCTGACCGCCAGACTGGCCCAGGCGCTGTACCCCAAGGCCAAGATTGCACACTCGGGCTTTGAAGATTTCGACATCCCTGCCGAATACTTCGATGCCGTGGTGGGCAATCCACCCTTTGGCAGTCAGACGGTGATTGATAAGGACCGCAGCCCCTACTCAGGGTTCAGCGTTCACAATTACTTCTTGGCCAAGGCCATCGACAAGCTGCGACCAGGCGGCATCATGCAAGTGGTGGTTTCCCACAACTTCATGGATGCGGTGGATGGCCGCACCCGAAAATGGATCGGTGAGCGCGCCACGCTGATTGGCGCAGTGCGATTGCCTGACACGGCATTCAAGGAAAACGCGGGTACTGAGGTGGTGACCGACATTCTGATTTTCCAGAAGAATGACCCCAATGCCGTGCAGGTGGACAACGCGGGCGAGTGGCAGGCGGTTGTCGATCAGGTCAACACCAACCCCAAGACGGGCGAACCGGCCAAGCACAAGGTCAATGAATTCTTTGCCAAGAACACCGACATGGTGTTGGGCACCCCATCTGCTGGCGGCACGATGTACACGGCCAACCAGTACACGGTCACGGGCAATGGCGACCTGAAAGCCCAATTGGCCGATTGGGTGAAGTCTTTGCCAGAAGGCGTGTTTGACAACATCGACCGCAAGGCAGACAGCGCCGTGATTGACATGGCTGTGCCAGATGGTGTGAAGGTGGGTTCTTTCTACGTGGATGGCGCTGGCAAGGTGATGCAGCGCGGCCCTGACGTGATGGGCAACAAAACGGCCAACGAGTGGACGCCGAAGAACCAGACGGCACCCAAGCGCATGCGGGGCATGATTGCTTTGCGTGACTTGCTGCGCACCCAGATGCGCCTGGAGCGTTCCCTCGATTCGACCACTGACGACATTGAGGCGAACCGCGCCGAGATGAACAAGCAGTATGACGCCTTCCTCAAGGAGTTTGGCCACCTGAACAGCACCACCAACCGTGGTCTGTTCATGGATGACACCGAATCCCAGTTGCTGCAAGCCTTGGAGTTTGACTACGACAAGGGCATCAGCAAGGCCACGGCTGACAAAGAGGGCATCGACCAAAAACCCCCATCGGCAGTGAAAGCCGACATCTTCAAGCGCCGGGTTGCGTTCCCGCCACAAGACTTCTTGACGGTGAGCAACGCCAAAGACGCCCTGTTGGCATCGCTGAACTACCGCGGCAAGGTGGATGGCGCCTACATGGCCGAGGTTTACAACAAGCCCATGGCCGAGATCGTCAAGGAATTGGGCGATGTGGTCTTTGAAGATCCACAGGCTGGCATTGTCACGGCTGACGAGTACCTGTCTGGCGATGTCAAGACCAAGTTGGCCGAGGCCCAAGCAGCAGCGCAAGATGATGCCAAATTCAAGCGCAACGTCAAAGCCCTGGAAACGGTCATCCCCAAGGACAAGAAGCCGTCTGAAATCAGTGTGGGCATTGGTGCATCGTTTGTGCCTGCCGAGTTGTATCAGCAGTTCGTGAAGGAAATCACGGGCGCAGGAGCGGTGGCGCACTATATGAAGGCGACCGGCCAATGGTTGATCGACTTCAACGGCCAAGCAGACCCAGCCCTGAATGTGGGCAAGTACGGCACGGAAGATCTGGACGCGCGCGCGCTGTTCCAGTTGGCCATGCTGGGCAAGGGTGCAGTGGTCAAAAAGACGTTCAGGAATGTGGACGGATCTACCACGACTGTTGTGCTGGAGAAGGAAACCGAGGCGGCACGGTCCAAGCAAAACGCCATCAAGGACGAGTGGAAGAAATGGATCTGGGCAGACGCTGCGCGCGCTAACCAGGTGGCCACCATCTACAACGACACCATGAACCGGCTGGTAGACCGCAAGTTCGATGGTCTGCACCTGACATTCCCAGGCATGAACCCTGCAATTTCACTGCTGAACCACCAAAAGAATGGTGTGTGGCGTGGATTGCAGTCTTACCAGGTGCTCTATGACCACGTGGTGGGCGCTGGCAAGACCTTTGAAATGGCCACTCTAGCCATGGAAATGCGCCGACTTGGCATTGCGCGCAAGCCCCTGTTTGTGGTGCCCAACCATTTGACATTGCAGTGGCGCAGTGAATTCACCCGCTTGTACCCAGGCTCCAACATCCTGGCAGCAACACCCGAGGACTTTGCCAAGGACAAGCGTGAGCGCATGTTCTCCAAGATCATCACGGGCGATTGGGATGCGGTGGTGATCGGCCATTCTTCGCTCAAGAAGATCGGACTGCCGGAAGAAACAGAGCGGGCCGTGCTGCAAGAGCAGATTGATGAAATCTCCCAGGCCATCGAGGACATGAAGCGCACCCGTGGCGACCGCAACATCACCCGCGACATGGAGGTCATCAAGAAGAACCTTGAAGCCAAGATGAAGGACAAGATGGCCGCAATCGGCAAACGCTCCAAGGTGGTGACGTTTGACGAATTGGGTGTTGATGCCATGTTCGTTGACGAGATGCACGAATTCAAGAACCTCACGTACAACTCAACGATGGACCGTAACCCTGGCATGGGTAACCCTGCCGGGTCTGGCAAAGCCTTCGATATGTTCGTGAAAACCCGTTGGCTGTTTGACACCTTTGGCCAGAAAACGCCATTCATCACCGCCACGGGCACGCCGGTATCAAACTCGCTGGTCGAGATGTACAACATGCAGCGGTACATGCAGTACCCCACCATGAAGCAAAAGGGGCTGCATGTTTTTGACGCATGGGCCAAGCAGTTTGGCAGCGTGGAAAGCGTGTACGAAGTGGCGCCATCGGGCAGCGGTTACCGCCAGTCGTCGCGCTTTGCCAAGTTCACCAACCTCCCAGGCTTGATGTCGCTGTACAACTCGTTTGCCGACACGGTGACCCTGGACGACCTGAAAGCGCAGGAAGAAGCTCAGGGCAAGCGGTTCCCCGTACCCAAGATGGTGGGCGGGCGCCCCGTGCTGGTGGTGGCCAAGCGGTCCCCGGCAGTGGCTGAGCGCATGGGCGTGCCCATGGCTGAACTGAATGAGGATGGGTCTGTCAAGTTTGAGGCTGATCCGTCACAAGAGGTGAGAATCACCCAGGACGACAAGACGCAGAAGTGGACCGCCAAGGTAGGCGATCTGACCATTGGCAACAACTTCGACACCGAGCAGGACGCCAAACTCAAAATCGTAGAGAAGGCGCTGACGCCAAAGGTATCGGTCGATCCTGGCTCAATTCTGGGCCGCTTCGCCAATTTGCGCCAGTTGACCAAACAATCCAAGGGCAAGATCAATGCTCTGTCGCTGACGGGCGAGGCCAACAAAATGGGCCTGGACTATCGCCTGATTGACCCACGTGCTGCTGACTTCCCAGGATCAAAGATCAACATGGCCGTCAACAACATGATGGACGTGTACAAGAAGTGGGCAAAAGACAAGGGCACGCAGTTGGTTTTCTGCGATATGTCCATCCCATTGTCTGCCCGTGCTGCTTACGGTAGCAAGGAGCGCCGCTTGTACGTGCGCGGTGACGGTGACACCATTGAAATGAAACGCGGCACCCTGCACGCGGCTACCGGCCATGAGGACTTGCCGTTCTTTGTGGTGCCAACTGGTGAGAAGGAAAGCAAGGTATTCCACATCTACGATGCTGCCAGCGGTGCATACATCACACCAGGCGGTAAGACCAAGGCTGGCGCCATCGAGAAGGCATCCGAGATCATTGCCGACGATGAAAAGCGGGCCAAGTGGATTGGCAGGCGTGAATCTGTTGGCGAGATCGGTCAAACCGACATTGACGAGTTCAACAACGAGAACGATGTCGAAACCGAAGGCATTGCTTTCTTTGGCGCCGAGGACATCGCGGGTATGTCTGGCTCTGCCCAGTTCTCTGTCTACGACGACATCAAGGCCAAGCTGGTAGCCAAAGGCGTGCCTGAGCGTGAGATAGCGTTCATCCACGACTACGACACCCCCACGGCCAAAGACAAGCTGTTCAAGCAGGTGAAGGCCGGTGACGTGCGCTTCTTGCTGGGGTCTACGCCGAAGATGGGCGCGGGCACCAACGTGCAGGATCTGCTTGTTGGCCTGCATCACATTGATGCACCATGGCGCCCAAGCGACCTGGAGCAGCGTGAAGGCCGAATCATCCGGCGTGGAAACAAGCTGTACGAGCGTGACCCTCAAGGCTTTGAGGTGTTCATTGGCCGCTACGCCACGGAACAGACTTACGACACCCGCCGCTGGCAGATTCTGGAGCACAAGGCGCGCGGCATCGAGCAGTTGCGCAACTTCGATGGCACGATCAATGAGATTGACGACATCGACGGCGAGGCAGCAAACAGCGCCGACATGAAAGCCGCGGCATCGGGCGACCCGCTGATCTTGGAAGAAACCAAGCTGCGCAATGAAGTGCGCCGCCTGGAGCAGTTGCAGGCCAGCCACGCCGATGAGGTGTTGGCCATGACCCGCCGCGCGACTGACCAGAAGGAGTACGCCAGCAAGCATGGCCCAGCCAAGGTGCAGGAACTGAAAGAGTTGATTGCCGAGACGGCAAAGCACAAACTGGACAAAGACGGTTGGGCGCCTGTTCGTGTGGATGGTCAACTGCATGGCGAAAAAGAGTCAGCAGCCAAGGCGATCACCGACACGACCAGCGTGGTGAGGGCTGGCCTGGCTGAAAGCGTGATGATCCGTTATCGCGGGGTTGAGTTTGAGGTCACATACTCACATGGCAGATTGGCAGCAGACTCGCCAACGGGCAGCATTGGGACATGGGCCGCAGCAGAACCATTCAGCGCAAGCGGTTTCATCCAGCGCATGAAGAACTACGTTGACCGCTTGCCAGCCATCCAAGATGACGTGAAGGAACGAATCAAGAAGGCAGAGCATGATTCCGTGGCCTTGCTGGCACAGGCAAAACAACCATTTGCCCAGGCAGCGGATTTGGACAAGGCGCGCGAAGATTACAAAGGTGTGCAGCGTGCCCTGATGTCAAAAGGCCCAGCAGTGCCAGAGAACCAAAAGCCATTGGTGGCCAAGGGCATGGAAAACCAGAAGGCAGCACTGAAAGCTGCTGGCTTTGGCGAAGCGTTGGGCGAGTTCTTGGGTGGTGAAAGCGTCACACCCAAGCGTAACGCCAAGGACGATAATTCCAAAAATGATGACACTGACGCAGGCCAAGCAGACAATTCGCCAGATACGGTCCGGGCTATCGGAATGCTCGAACGAAGATTTGGCGGAGATTACTTGGTTTCACATCCAGTGGAAGGATGGAGCACCAATGGAACCGCGTCGGTTGCACCAATTGCGCAAGCATTTGGCTCGAAAGTTGTTGGCTACAAGGTTAGGGCTGGACTGGAAAAAGCCGATACCTGGGGCATGGCCGGGTCCAACGGCACCCAGGCCGTGGGTCACATATTCCTCAACGTCAGCACCAACAGACCACACCTGGCAATTCTAGGCCACGAAACTGCGCATGAAATGCGCAAACGCAGGCCAGACCTGTATGCCAAGTTGAGCGATGCCATTGAGTCCTATGTAGACAAGGACAAGTACAGCAACAAGTTCAGAAACTCCAAAGTAGGTCGTGGGTCTTTGTGGGCTGGCATGACGCCAGACCAGGTGGAAGATTCCATCCAAGAAGAATTCATCGGTGAAGTGCTCTCCGATGGTTTCATGGATACAAACTTCTGGCGCGCACTGGGCCAAAAGAACAAGCAACTGCTGGCGCAGGTGTGGGCTTTCGTGGGCAAGATTTTGGGCAAGGTGCTGGGCAAAGATGGCACCGGGTACACGAAGCGCACCGAGCAGTACCTGACCGACTACGCCAAGGTGATGCAGATTGCCGGTGAGGTGATGGCCGAGTACGGCATGAATCCGGGGGGCATGGGGAAGGCGATGGGTGTGCCCACAACACCAGAAGAACCCACGTTCAACCGCAAAGACGACACCGTTCGCCGCGTCCAAAACAACCTGTTGCAGTTCTTTGGCAACCGGGACAAGGTGCCAAGCCTCAAAACCTTTGGCGCCTACGACAAAACGCTTTCCACCCAGTTCCACAAGGCGCTGAAAGACAAGCACTATGGCAAGGTGTTTGGCCTGGTCAACGCCATGCAGAATGAAGTGAGCTTGACCAGTATCCGGCCAGCAGAATTGGCGCCAGGTGTGTTGCCCCGTGTGGATGACGTGAAATCGGCATTCATGCAGATGGTCAAGGGCAAGAAGTCTGACTCTAATCTGACTGCAGCAGCCGATGCGATCTTTGCGGGCACCCTGGACGGCAACAATGTCATGAGTGGCAAGGTTTGGTCTGATGACGAGTTGAAGGGCATGGGCCTGAATGACACTGGCATTGCGCTGTACCGTCAGGCGCGTGCTGCCATTGATGCCAGCCTGGATGAAGTCGCCGCGGCTGAGGCTTACGCCATGGCACAAGGGTTTGTACCTAAGGCCATGCGCCGCGCGATCATTGACGCACCGGCCAACGCTGAGGAACTGGTGACCAGCGAGATCCAAAAGCAGATCACCATGCTGGACAAGGCGATCAAAGCGGCTGAGAAGATGGGCGCCGAGCAGCAAGCGGCTGAGTTGAGCGCAGCTCGCAATAACTACAAGAGCACGCTTCGCCAAGTTGAAAAAATCTTCATCACTGCCAAGAACCTGAAAGCAGCCGGGTACGCACCATTGATGCGTTTTGGCAAGTACACCGTGACCGTGCAAGCCATCGACCCAGACAGTGGGCGCGTGGCCAAGGATGAGAACGGGGATTCTATCACGCTGTTCTACGGTCAGTTTGAGACTGAATCCGAGGCACAAGCCGTGCGCGCGCAGATGGACCAGCGGTATGCCGGCCAAGACGATGTGCGCGTGTCGGCGGGCACCAAGAGCACAACCAGCCATGAACTGTACGCTGGCGTGTCACCTGAGACGCTGGCACTGTTTGCCGAGTCCATTGGTGCTGACACGGCCATGCGCAAGTACATCGAGTTGGCCATGAATGAGCGCAGCGCCCTCAAGCGCAGGCTGGAGCGCAAGGGCACACGCGGGTACAGCGAAGATTTGCCACGGGTGCTGTCCAACTTCATAACCAGCAATGGCCGGTTTGCCGCCCAGCGGTACTACCTGCGCGACCTGAACAACGCCATCAAGTACATCCCCAAAGAAAATGGCGATGTGATTGACGAGGCCAATGCACTCAAGAAGTTCATGACAGACCCCAATGACCCGGCAGCGCCTGTGTCGTCGGTGATGTTTGCATGGTTCTTGGGTGGTTCGGTGGCTGCAGCACTGGTCAATATGTCGCAGCCGGTGATGATGACCGGCCCGTACCTGTCGCAGTTTGGTGTGGGCCTGGCCACAAAATCCATGGCCAAGGCTTTGCCGTTCGCTATGGGCAAGAAGCAGATCACCGACACCGAATTGCGCGCCGCTCTCAAGCGGGCCAGCCAAGAGGGCATTGTGGATGCTCAGGAGATTTTCCACCTGTACAGCATGGGGTCACAGAATGTGGCCGCGGGCTTGGCCAGCACGTTGTCAAAACTTCCAGGCGTGGGCAAGTCGATCAAAGCCGGTAGCGAAAGCGCGCGGGCACGCATCAACGGGTTCTTGACCTTGTGGGGTTCCATGTTTGCGGTAGCCGAGGGTTTCAACCGCAAGTTGACATTCTTGGCCGCTTGGGACATTGCCAAGGCAAACGGCGAGAAGAATCCCTACGGTTTTGCTGTGCGGGCTGTGAACGAGACGCAGGGCATTTACAACAAGGCCAACCGCCCGAACTGGGCACGCAGCGCAACGGGTCGCACCATCATGACGTTCAAGCAGTTCAGCCTGATGTACGTCGAACTGCTGTCACGCATGTGGAAGAAAGGCGGGCCAGAGGGTAAGCGTGCTGCACTCATCATGCTGGCCGTGTTGATGCTGGCCGCAGGTGAAGATGGTTTGCCGTTCGCTCAGGATCTGGACGATCTGATTGACACCATCGGTCAATTGTTCGGCCTGGACACCAACATGAAGCGCAACAAGCGCCGCGTGGCACATGAGATTTTGGGCAAGCAAATGGGCGATCTGTTCCTGCATGGTGCATCTTCCATGTTGCCGTTGGATTTTGCCGGTCGTCTTGGTCTGGGTAACTTGATCCCCGGCACCGGCCTGCTGAAACCCAGCGATGCAGACATTCGCGGTCGACAAGTGGCTGAGGTGTTTGGCCCCACGGCGGGCATGGCCACCCAGATTGGTGACGCCTACGATGCTGTGTCAGAAGGTAACCCAGGCAAGGGCGTGCAGAACATGATGCCCAAGGCCATCAAGGATGTGATGGCAGCAGGCGAGATGGCCAAGAAAGGCTATGCCACCGACGCCAAGGGCCGCAAGGTGGTGGACGTGGAGAAGTCAGACGCAGCCATCAAAGCGATTGGTTTTCAGCCTACCAAGGTAGCGCAGGAAACCCGCAAGACCATGCCCATCTATCAGGACATCGCACTCCAAAAGCGTACTGAAACCAGCATCGTGAATCAGTGGGTTCGTGGTCTGGCTGACAACGACATGGAAATGGCAAAAGCGGCTGAGAAGCGGCTGGATGCCTGGAACCGTGACAACCCTGGCACGCCTATCAGGATTTCGCCAGACCAGTTGCGCGCGCAGGCCCGCCTGATGGTGACCGACAAGGACACCCGCTTGCTCAAGTCGGTCCCAAGGGAAATGCGGGCGCGGGTTGGGCTAGACCTGGCAGATTAATTCACGGGCTGATCTATGTTGGTCGGCCCGTGTCGGATGCTTGGTGTGTAAATAATTCACAAATTTTGTGATGGCTGAACCTTGGTTTAGCCATGAAAATCATGATTTCAATCAACACTGACTCCACCATGAAAAAGATTATTTTCTCCGCATGCTTTGTGTTTTCTTTGAGTGCTTTTGGAAATGAGTCATCCAATGTTTTGGCAACCAAGGAAGGTCGATATGTCCTTGGCAGTGTTGAAACCGGTGGTGGTGGTGTAAACACAAAAAAGCTGTATCTTTTGGACACCGCAAACGGACAAGTTTGGCATCAAGGCTGCATCACTTGGGATAAGGATGACAAATGCACCTCAACAGGATTGAGGCCAGTTGGCCTGAGTGATGGGGCTGGAGGACGAGTTTTTGACAACGCGGAAGCCTGGAGCTATGCCAATGATCTTGGTAAGGTGATTCGTGAATCTGAACGCAATGGTCAAAAAACAAACCCATTGAAGAAATAGTCAATCACCCCCCAAACTGCCCATGCCCAGCCTTGTGCAGATCCACTGCACGAAGCTGGGTGTAGCGTTTGAGCATTTTCCAGTCACGGTGGCCTGAGACGATGGCCACTTGCTCGATGCGAAAGCCCTGTTCAAACAACCGGCTGACACCCTCATGGCGCAGGTCATGAAACCGCAAACCCTTGATGCCCAGGGCATGGCACGCGCGCGGGAAGATAGAACTGATGGTGCCGCCTTTCTGTGGAAAGATCAGTTCACCCAGCCTAGCCTGTCGCTTGACGATGGCAAATGAGTCGCCCAACAGTGGCACCTCCTGATCGTTGCCTTCTTTCTGGTTGGGGTGTTTGCGATCCCGTATCAGGATGGTCCTGTCCTGTTCGTTCAGGTCATCCCAGCGTAGGCGCATGATTTCGTCTAGGCGCATGGCAGTGAGCACGGCAAACTGGATGATGTCGCGCATGGGCAGTTTGCTGTGCTTGTCAAAGTAGTCACACAACCGGTCCAGTTCATCGGTGGTGGGGCGCCGGTCGCGCTCTTTGGCTTTGGTGCTGACCTTGATGTGTTTCAGGTAGGCGCGGGCCGTGGTGAAAATCTCGGTGCTGACGGGGATCTTCCAGATTTGGCGGGCCGTCTTGTAAATGCCCCCCAGGTAGGTGAGGTCAATGGCGATGGTGACACCGCCAGCACCTTCCCGCATTCGTTCTTTGACGTACTGGATCAGGCGGTCGTCAGTCAGCTTGTCAAGCGTGAGGTGGCCAAGGTTGCCCTCAATGGATTTCAGGACAGCGGCCTTGTTTCGGCCAAAGGTGACGTGTGAAAGTTCGGTGCGGTATCGGTCAATCAGGCTGGACAATGTGACCTTTTCCAAGTCTCGCCCATCCACATAGGTGCCCGAGTCGATTGCGAATTCGGTTTTGGTGGCCCACTTCTTGGCCAGTGCAAGGGTGGGAAAATTGGCGCTGATAGAGTTGTGGCCCTTACGGCGAATCTGGGCGCGGAACCCGTCTCCGACCTTTGTAAAAGATGCCATACACGTCCTTTCGGTGCAATTTTGGTGCAGTGAAGTTGATAAACACAGGTAGTATCAAGTAATGTTGAGTAAAAATCAAGTTGGCTGGACATACGGAAAAGATCCATTTCCGTTTAAGAAAACTCAATGGAGACTGTCTACAGCCCCCATGATGGATTGGACTGAATAGTTAATGTTTATGCGGGTTCCAAGAGGTTTGGTGCAAATTTTGGTGCACAGAAATTCTCAACTTTCCGCGCGCATCTTGTCCAACGCTTCGGCAACGTCTCGCACATCTGCGGTAAGTGGCTTACCGGCCAGCTTTACGGGGAAGTCACCGCGGGCGCGCATGTTGTAGCCGGTCTGTGTGGCTACGCCGATGGCCTCGCACACCTGGTCGAAGGACAAACGCGGTTTGTTGTAGATGGCCATGAGCATGAAGTCAGTACGCATGTTTCGCTCTTTCAAAACGGGATGCAGTCATAGCGCCACTCAGGGCACCCGGTCTTTTGCACTTCTGGTGGTGGCTTGACGCCATTGGCCAGCTTGCAGCCTGAGTCCCAAAAGTGTTCGCAGCTCTCGCATGATTTTTTCTGCAGCACTTGCCCCCAGTGTTCCATTTCACGGCGGGCACATGCGATCTTCACTTCGATTTCAGCGGGGCTCATGCCGTGATCTCCTTGTCGGTGGTGGTGGTCTGTGTCGGGGAGGGTGGGTCGATCTTGCGCAACCAGTCTTGGGCAAAGTCAACCAGGCCAAGCGGTACGAAGGGGCGATCAGCCGGATTCAATGCACGCTGGGCGTATTCAGCCTCACAGCGCCAGATTCGGCCCAACTGTGGGCACTCATAAACCAACTGCTTCACTTTGACAATCAGGCCGATGTTGGGGCTTTTTTCGCCAGTCATTCCATTGATGACCACAGCCATGTCACCTGCTTTGATGGGTTCTTTCATTCGAGACTTTCAAAATATACGTTTCGTTCATTCACCGATGACACGTCCATGCGGCGGGCGCCCATGTCTGCGTCGATGATTCGCCAATACTTCCCATCGGGCTTGACCGTGATGGTGTCGGGCGCGGGTAGGCGGTTGTCACGCACCATCTGCAATCCTTCCTCCACGTTCTTTGGGCACATGGCGCCACGCTTCCAAAACCATTGGACTGCGTGCTTGCGCACAAAGGCGCGCTCGTCCTCGATGGGCACCCACTCTGTGAACTGCGACACGCCACAGTGGTAGGTCACTTTCAAACTGGCTGGGCGTGGGTGCTTTTCGTGACGGATGTAGGAAACCCGGTCAACCGGGTACAGCCTGGGCTGTTCCAGTGCGGCAACAATCACGGCATCAGCGGCTTCTGTGCCGTGGGCTGCGCCTCGTTGCCATTCATGGCCACAACCGGGGCAGACCATGATGCTGGTGTGCAGCAGTTCGTGACAGCTTGGGCACTCTTTGACAGGGGCCACCGACACGCTATCCCCCTTGCCACCTTTGCGCTTGACCTTGATTTGGTCAATGGGTCCGTGCCGCTCCACGTTGCCAGCGAAGTCGAGAACCAGGGTGTTCTCTTTGTCAGGGTGTTTGCGCAGACCACGGCCCATGATCTGAACGTACAGCCCGGTTGACTTGGTGGGGCGCAGCATCACGATGCAATCAATGTTGGGTGCATCGAACCCGGTGGTCAGCAGCATCGCATTGAACAGGAATCGGATACGGCCCGATTTGAAGGCGGCAATCTTGGATTCGCGTTCGTGCGGGGTCATGTCACCGGTCACGAAGTCGGCAGGCCAACCGCGGTCTTTTGCAGCTTGGGCACAGTGCGCAGCATGCTCAACACCAGCACAGAACCCGAGAATGTGCTTACGGTCGTGTGCGTAGATGGCCACTTCATCCAGGGCACCGTGGATCAAATTGTCTTTGTCCATGGCCTTTTGCAGCTCGTTGGCCACAAATTCACCACCACGGGTATGCACGTCGCTGAGGTCTGCTTTGGTGGCGCCATTCTTGGCGACCAGGGGGCACAAGTAGCCGTCTTGAATCAGCTTACCCACGTGGGCTTCGTAGGCAATGTCGGTGAAGATCCGCTCGTCGCCATCGGTCAGCAAGCCAGAGTCCATGCGGTAATGCGTGGCCGTCAGGCCAATGACCTTCAACGCTGGGTTGTGGTGACGCAGGCCAGCCAAGAACCTGCCGTACATGGTGTCAGACCGTTTGCTGACCAAGTGGGCCTCGTCAATGATGACCAGATCAGTGCCCGCAAACTTGGTGGGCAGTGAGTGGATGGACTGAATGCCCGCGACGGTGATCTGTTCCTTCTGCTTGGACCCCACACCAGCAGACCAGATGCCGATGGGGGCTTCTGGCCAATACCGGATGATGGCTTGGGCGTCTTGTTCGATCAGTTCCTTGACGTGAGTCAGCAGAATGATGCGTGTACCGGGGTATGCCTCGATGGCGCCTTTGATGAAAGCGGCCATGGTCAGGCTTTTCCCGGCGCCGGTGGGTAGGACGATCAGGGGGTTACCGGTGTTTGAGGCAAAGTAGGCGTAGATGGCCTGGACCGCTTCGTTTTGGTAGGGGCGCAGGGAGACGGTCATTCTGAATCCTTCATTGCGGCATCAATCCGTTTACCGATCCACCGAGCACATGGCACAGCCCAGCTATTGCCCAGGGCTTTGTACTTTGGGCGATCCTTTGCTGGCTTGCCACGCACTGTGATGTCCAGGTAATCGTCGGGGAACCCTTGCAGTCGCGCGCATTCAACGGGAGTCAGGCGGCGGACTTGCATGGCGTGAGGCAGTACGTGCCCAGCGTCCACTGCTTGATTGCAGGCAAAGTTACCAGCGCCGTGGCCGTTAGGCCCGGTGTTGCAGGACAAGGTGCCAACGGTTGGTGCAAGCACATACGCCTTGTCCCCGCCACCCCCACTGGCACGCAGGCAGTTCTGTACCTCGTCACCCAGTTCAGCAGTTGCACCGCCCTCGCGGCCACGCAGGGCAACAGCCACGGCAGTCGGGTTC